ACCCAAATATCGTGTGTGCCAATAGCAAGTAACTTATGATTGTTAATAAAATCTTCTGCTGCACAACGTTCACGTAAAAACTCGGGCACAAAACATATAGTAAGATTTCTATATGTATCTATCATGCGTTGTGTAAATCCTGGAACAACTGTACTACGTATTGCAATAATACCTTTGTAAGAATAAAGATTGAGTTCTTTTATTACCGATTCTAATATACTTGTATCACAACTTCCGTCATCTGCTTGAGGTGTAGGTACACACAAAAATGTTATTTCAGTATTAAGAACATCTTGTATTGATGTATCGAGGTTAATATCGTGTGGTACTATTGTATGGCCAATAAATTCAAATCCTTCTTTGTTTGCTGTGCCGACTGCACCTAGCCCAATAATGCCTATTTTCATAATAAACTTTCCACTGTTTTTCTTAAACCCTTTTCTAAAGGTGTATAATCTGTAAACTCTGTTAGCGTTCTAACAAGTGTTGTATCTGGGCAACGGCGTTTTGCACTGCCTATTGGTCCAGAGCGTACTTCTAGTTTATCTGGGTTGATACCCATTATACCCATTATTAGTTTTGCTACTACACTTATTTTAACTTCGTCTTGTCTACCAACATTTACAGTTTTATTGCTGTGATTGCGTACAAGCATATCGGTCATTTTTACAGCATCGTCTACATAACAGAAGCTACGGGTATCATCGCCTTTAATATAATATTCGCCAGCCTTGCAACGTTCTACAAACTCGTTGATAAAATGATCTATTTGTCCCGGTCCGTATACATTAAAGTAACGTATTATAAGATATTCTAATCCACAGTTTGCAACTAAGTTTTCACCGAGAGCTTTCGGAATACTATAACTCCATCTTGGATTCGTAATGTCGTTAAACACAACCGGTACTTGCTCATCAGTTGGCACAGGGTAATAACCTTCATCTATTGCTCCGTTAAATATTTCACATGTACTTGCAAACACAAACTTTGTATTTGTATCTCTATAACGTTCAATTAAGTTTATTGTAGGCAATGTATTATTAATCAATACATCAGTAGGCTGTTCATAAAATAGTCGAGTACCATTAGTTGCTGCAAGATGTACTACAACATCACAATCAGGCATTGAACTAGTTACACCAGAATACCTTAGGTTTTTAATATTTCCGTCTTTTTGATCATATGGAAATACTTCACCGGTCTCTTTTACATAGTTGTAATAATGACTGCCTATAAATCCTTTATGTCCTGTTACTATTATTTTCATTTCTTTTTCTTTGTTGCTTTTGCAAAATAAACATCTCGATTTTCTTTTCGAGTACCTTTATAATGACACATGTGTTTCTTAAATCTTAAATCAAAATGAGCTTTGCCTGTGTTCGGCGGACTAATATTTTGACCTACAATTTTATTTTCACTTTCGAGTTTTTCTAAACAAGCGTCAAATACATGACAGTCTAGCTGTGCCGGCAAGTTATATATTTCGTCTGTATTATAATACCATTCCCATAAGTCAAAAAACTCAGCACTATTAGGACTGTCTAAGTTAAAACTTAACCAACCAGTTTCTGTATATTTTCCAACTCGTCCAAGATAACTTACAAACTTGTCGTCATCTAAATGACTACGTAAATATTCTTCGCTAATAGGTGCAAGTATCTCAGTATCTGCATCAAGCCAAATCATTCTATCAGTTTTAACTTTACGACTGGCGTCAATTATACAGTAACTTTTGTAGCTAAATCTTACAGCATCATAGTAAAATCCTTTAGTACCCTGAGGAACAGGACGGCTGCTATTACGCTTTTTAAACTTTTTAAGTCCTTTAGATTCTTTTGGAAGAATATAGTTTTTCCAGTTTTCGCTATCGTCAAACAACGGTGTGTCAGTATATACTAATACATTAACATTTTTATCTAAATATTTTTCCAAACTAGTCATAAAGTATTTGGCATACACATCGTAATGTTGGTCACCAAATGTTGTAACTATTGTTGTAATATTACCATCCAAAAATATAATCCTTTCGTACATTTGTTATTTCTTGAGCACCAAATGATTTTAAATACATCCCAGCACATTCATTGGTGTCAGCTTGTTGTTCGCATACAATAATAGGTTTATATTTTAGTATTGTGTCCATTGCGCCTTTTAATACTTCAAGCTCATGTCTTTCGCAATCAATTTTTAATAATCCAAACTTTGGTAAATCTAAATCATCCATACGTTTGATAACAATATTGCCAGTGCCAACTTTACTAACAAAACTACCGCCGGTATTTTCACTATCATAAATCATTTCAACATTGTCATTTACATTACCTAATGCATATTTGTGTATTTCTACGTTTAGATTTTGTACATTACTTTCTAAACAACTATACACTTGCTCAAGAGGTTCAAATGCTATTACATGTTTAAATTTTTCAGTAAGTGGTTTTGCCCATAATCCAACATTAGCACCGACGTCTACAGCAATATCAAAATCTGTAACATATTTGTATGCAGCATCTCTTACATCATCCTGATATTGTGCAGGGCCACCATTGTTTATTCTTTTAGATATTAATCTTTCAAAATGTTCATCAGTGTCAGGCATCCAATATTCATATACTTGTTTCATAATGATGCATCTTCCATGCCTACTACTCTCAGCTTTACAATATTAGTTATCTGCCATTGTTTTTGATCAAGTGCTTTTAGAACACCCAACCATTTGTTACGTATTAATGCAAACTCATTAATAATCTTTTCATAGTCGCATACGTCAGCTTCGCCATCAACATACTTTTCAACATCTCGACTTGACAATGCTCGCTGATAGTTTTCGAGGTATTTCTTAAAAAAAGAACTACGTAGTTTGCGTAGTTCAATATTAAGGAATTCAAGTATTGCTTCAACTTCTTGTAGTTGATTAAACCGATATTCAACAATGCCTGGCATCTCAGCAGCAGCTTTTTCAATACTGCCTTTTAACTTTACTTCAGAACGAGCTGTTACCAACTCGTTCTCAAAGTGTTGTATTGCTGCTGGTATTTCCGATATGTCTCGACTAACTCGACTATACCATCCCATTATTCATCCCATTCATCTTCATCAGAATCTTCATCCTGATCTAGTTCTAAATAATATTGAATAGCAGTATCAAGTCTTTTACTATTACCCATCATATCCTGTAACTGAACTTCGGACATTCCATAGTCAGCCAACATATCGACATAGCGTTCTGCTGCCATTTCAACATGTTTTTTATCTAGATATTCTTTAAACAAGTTCCACAAATCGGCTGCTATTTCTTCGTTCATATTACATTATTCCTCAACTAAGTTATCTTCGGTATTTACCAATTCAGCAGCTTGAGCAGCCAGTTCTGCTTCTTCTGCTGCTCTAGCTGCGTCAGCTGCTAGTTTTGCAACTTGTGCTTCTTTAGCTGGTAAGTCTGCCATAACTTTGTCAAGTAGATCACCTGTCCAACGCTTGCGGAATTCTAGAATAGGTTCACCAGTACTCATAACATATTCGTACCGATTGCCTTTCTTTTCTAGCAATCCTTTTGCGTCCATCAAGTCAAACATGCCCGAATACGGATCCATGCCTGTTTCATATGGAATCTCAACTTGCACACTTTCAAACGGTTTATTGTAACGTGTTTTCATTACTTTACACGCTGCACGAATACCATGTACTTGTGATGTTTTGTTGCCGTCTGCGTCTACTTTAAGTTTAAGTTTCTTCATAGCAACAACCATACTTGATGCATATACAAAGCCCGAACCACCTGAGATCTTGTCATCTGGATCAAACATATCTTGCGATGCGTATGTGTGGTTAGTAACAACCATACCTACATTATATGAACCAAACATGTTTACACAGTTAGTAACAAGTGCTTTTAGTGCCTTTGCCTTACGACCAAAGTCACCTTTCATATCACCTTTTTGGAACTGGTCCATTTCAGTTGGTGACATAAGCATACCAAGCGAGTCAACTACAAACAATACTTTTGGACGTTCATCTTCGTTCATTGTTTTATAGTCTTCCATAAACGTACTAACAGTTTTAGCAACATCGTCGATCATTGCCATGTTAAGTTTAAGAATTTTGTCTTCACTTGTATCTACTTGCAATGCTTGTAGCCATGTTTCGTCAAGTGCGTTTTCACTGTCAATCAGTACAACAAAAATGCCTTGCTGCTGTGCGTACTTAACAATGTTACCACTTACAATGTACGACTTGCCTGCGCCAGATTCGCCTGCGAACACTGACACTTTACCTAGAGGAATACCTTTTTGAAAGTCTCCACTTAGTAAGTAGTTGAGTGCAAAGTTGCCTGTACTAATCCAATCAGTTGGATCGTTAAAGCCTGCACTCATACCCGTAATAGATTTTGTCAACGAATTACGAAACTTCGTTGGATCGAATGACTTATTTGCCATGTATATCTCCTATTAAATGAATGAAGTAAAAGGGTTGCTATGTAATAAAGCAACCCTTTTTAGTTGCTATTAACCTTGACGTGAACGGATCATTGCAAGGATGTCTTGCGCTCCGCCAGCTGCTGGTTCTACTGCTGGTTCTGCTGCTGGTGTAGCAGGTTCTTGCCATCCAGTATCAGTTGTAGTTTCAGCTACTGGTGCTGGTGCAGGTGCTGGTGCTGCTGGAGCACTTTGACTTGTAGCAGTTGCTTGTGGGCTTGCTGCTTTTTGCGGATCGCCTGTACGTGCAGCCATACCACTTGGACGGAAGTAGTTACTCCAACGTTCTGCATCATATGCTTCGCCGTCTACTGACGCTTCAAACATTTCTGTTAGAATCTTAACACCAGCTTCATCTGGTTTTTTAGGAAGGAAGTCGTTGAGATTAAACAGTCCATGTGTATTTACTGCTGCCATCTCTGCATCACCTAGCGGGCGATCTCGACGTGCCCAGTTACTTGCACCATAATCGGCATAGCCACCTTTGGAACCTTTTGAAAGACGGAAGTCAACTCCAGCAGTATAATCTGTTGGTAGTTCTTCCATGTCTGGATCCATAAGTGCTGCTTTGATAAGCTGGAAGATTTGTGGCCCAATAATAAAGCGACGAATTGGATTTTCTGGCAAATCTTCCTTTAGTGGATCTTCAGTTACAAACCCTTGGAAGATATAACTACGTTTTTTCCAATACTTACGACCCATGTCTTCAAGACTTGCGTCTTTAAACCAACCACGTACTTCTTGTAGGATTGGACATGACTCTCCGTACATTTCCATACACGGAACTTGTACCTGTACGGGGCGTGAATCTGTTTCTCCCTTAACTCCTGCAAAAGGAAGTTTGATCATCAAACGTTCTTTCCAAAAGAAAGTATTGTCTTGATCGCCATCTGGCAAAAAACGAATAGTTGCCTGTTCGCCTTCTTTCATGTTCCAAAATGGGTAAATCGCATTGTCACCGCCTGATGTACGGTTGCCGCTTGCGCCAGCTTCTTGTTCTTTGAGCTTTGCTCGAATTTCTGCTAATGATGCCATAGTGCCTTTTCTCCTATATGTTATGCCTATGTTAGAACAACCTATGTTGCTCTCGTGCCTTTAACGTGTAGCACAGTTTATATACTACACGGTTAGTTATGACTTGTCAAGTATAAAATGACAAGTTTTTTAAAAGTTAGCTGATTATCTTAAACCAGCTAACTCTTG